TGACACTATTAAATCTGTCAAAGTTGGAAAAAACTTAAAAAAGAAAAGAGATGTTCAAGACAGCGTAGTTAAAACAAAAGATAAAGTTATGGAGTCTTTAGATACAAAAGGTAAACTAGGTGTCAGAACTAAAGTTAAACTTTCTGATACTAATAAAGCAGTAGCTAAAATTGTAGATAAGAAATAATGAAAAAACTTTGGCATAAATTAGTTGACAAAATCTTTGGTAAAAGATGTGCGTGTGTTAATAAAAAAAGAAACACGGTCATACATTGTGTTGATTGTGGAACAATTTTAAAATATAAATAATATGAAAAAGAAAGTTATAAAAGTAAGAGATATAAATAAAAACGGCAAGAAAGACGGCTTTGAAAAAGCTAGAGCTAGAGGAATGGCTAAAGGTATGGGTGCAAGAGTAGAATTAAAAAGAGGCGGAGGAGCCGGACTCTATGCTAACATTCACGCCAAACAAAAAAGAATCGCCGCAGGTTCAGGTGAGACAATGAAAAAAGCCGGAGCCAAAGGAAGACCAACAGCAGCTAACTTTAAGAGAGCAGCCAAGACCGCAAAGAAAAAATAAATGGCTATCCGAAAGACTACGAAAGGTCCCGGAGCCAACTACAGACCAACTAAATCTGGCGCAGGAATGACAACTAAAGGTGTTAAAGCCTATAGAGCAGCTAACCCTGGATCAAAATTAAAAACTGCAGTAACTGGTAAAGTAAAAGCCGGATCAAAATCTGCGAAAAGACGTAAGTCTTATTGTGCAAGATCAGCAGGACAATTAAAAAACTCATCAGCCGAAACAAGAAACGATCCTAATTCTAGAATAAGACAAGCTAGACGTAGGTGGAAGTGTTAAATGCGGGATACAAAACTCCTTGAAACTTTTTTAAAAAGCAACTATAAAAAAATCAAAGAGATGAGTTTATTTAGACATTTAAAAAAAGAAGTTAATGCAGGTGCTAATGGAACTCAAGACTATATAATTAAAAAAGGTCCTAACAAAGATAAGGTGGCTAAGAAATGAAAAAACAAAAAGTTAAAAAAGTTAAAAAAGTAATTAAAGGTTTGAAGAAGGCTTCTAAACTACATGCAAGTCAAGCTAAAGTTTTAAAAAAAATAATATGAGAGAAGCAATATTAACGGCACTGGAAGATAGATATAATGCACAAATATCAGAAGCAGATGCTACACTTAAAATTTACTTAGAAAATTCTGTAGGTATTGGAGAACATCCACAACACATAGAAGAAGTAGATAAACAAATAGAAAAGATTGCAAATGCTGAAGAAAAGTTAATAGTATTGCAACAATTTAAATTATAAGGAGAGAAGATGGACGATATAACAATGATAGGGAAGATAAGAAAAAGAATAAAAGCAACTAAAGAAAGCATTACCGAAGCTATGTTAGCAGGAGCTGTTGACAATATGGAAAAATATAGGTATATGTTGGGTCAGGCACATGCCTATGAAATAATATTACAGGAAATCTCTAACCTGCTAAAACCTAAGGAGCAAAAAGATGAGCAAGGAAACGTTATCGACATCGGGCAAGGAAGTACCAAAAATTAAACTTGGTCTTCAAGAAAAATACGAAGAAGAGAAAACAAAATTACCACCAGAACCAGAACCTTTAACTCCAGAAAATATTGGAACTGAAACTGTTGATGAACTACCAAGTCCTGTAGGTTATAGACTTTTAGTTTTACCATTTACTCCTAAAAATAAATCAGATGGAGGAATATTATTTTCTCAAGAAACTTTAGACAAAGCAAGAATAGCTACATCATGTGGTTATGTTTTAAAGATGGGAGATCTAGCATACAAGGATAAAGAAAAATTTAATGAACCTTGGTGTAAAAAAGGAGATTGGGTTATCTTTGCTCGTTATGCGGGTTCAAGATTACCTATTGAAGGTGGAGAAGTGCGAATACTTAACGATGATGAAGTTTTAGGAACTGTTAAAGATCCTGAATCTCTTCTTCATTTCATTTAACAATCATAGGAGAAACTATGCCAGAAAACATAAAACAATCAGAAGAGTTAATTGATGTTGGCGAAACAGTAGGTGCTGATATTAATTTAGACGACAAAGGAGAACCTGAAAAGGTAGAAGCCGTTGTTGAAGACAAAATAGAAGTTGAACAAGTTTCAGAAGATAAATCTTTTGAAAATGAAAGAGAAATAAAACTTAAAAAAGAAAAACCAGAAGATGAGTTACAAGATTATAGTGATAGCGTTCAAAAACGTATTTCTAAATTAACTCGTAAAATGAGAGAAGCTGAAAGACAAAGAGAAGAAGCTGTTCATTTTGCTCAAGCAACTAAATTAGATAAAGATAGATTAGAAAAGAAACTTTCTACTTTAGATCAATCTTATGTTAATGAGTTTGAATCAAGAGTTACTACAAATATGGATGCTGCAAGACAAGCATTAAGGGTAGCTATTGAAGCTGGTAATGTAGATGATCAAGTAACAGCTCAAGAAAATATGGCTAAACTTGCTCAAGATGCATCAAGATTAGGAGCACTAAAAAAACTTAATGAAGAACAACCAAAGCAAAGAGTTGTAGAACAGCCTTATCAGGCCCCTACACCTAGAAGAGCACAAACTGACCCTAAAGCAGAAGATTGGGCTAGTAAAAACACTTGGTTTGGTAGTGACTCAGCAATGACTCATACTGCCTTTGATCTTCATAAAAAATTGGTGGAAGAAGAGGGATATGACCCGCAATCTAACGAATATTATGAGGAAGTAGATTCAAGAATAAGACTTGAATTCCCCCATAAATTTGATAAGATGGAGGGTACAACTACAGAAAGAGCAAAACCTGCTCAGAATGTAGCGTCGGCTAAACGTTCAGCCCCAACAGGACGCAAAAAAACTGTGAGACTCTCGCCATCACAGGTAGCAATTGCTAAAAGATTAGGCGTGCCATTAGAAGACTATGCGAAACAATTAAACATCACGGAAGGAATATAAGCATATGGAAAACGAAAAAATAAAAACTTCTCGTGCGAGTCAAACAAGAACTAAAGCGGAAGCTAAAAGAACTTGGACTCCACCCTCATCACTAGATGCCCCTGATGCCCCACCAGGTACTAGGCACAGATGGATTAGAGCTGAAACTATGGGTTTTGACGACACAAAAAACATGGCTGGAAAGTTAAGATCCGGATGGGAATTAGTTAGAGCGGATGAATATCCAGAGTCTGACTATCCAACGCTTAAAGAAGGTAAACATGCAGGAGTTATCGGAGTAGGAGGCCTATTGCTGGCTAGGATACCAGAGGAAATCGCGAAATCTCGTGAAGAGTACTATAAGAAACAAGTACAGGACAGAGACGAAGCAATTAAAAACGATTTACTAAAGGATCAGCACCCAAGTATGCCGTTCAATCAAGAACGACAGACACGTGTAACTTTTGGTGGTACAAAGAAAGACTAATTATTTAGTAATTCCTATCCAACAAAAATAAAATAAACCGTACTGGAGGCCCTTAGGGGCAGGTACATAGTAAAGGAAAAATAAATATGGCTAATAATAGTACAGCTGGATTCGGATGTAGAGCCGTGATGACTGTAGGTTCAACACCTGCAACATCTGGTCAATCTGAATACCAGTTATATGATTACGCAGGAGCAGCTTTCAATACTATCTTTAAAGGCGACCCCGTTTCTCTAAACATAGGGACACAGGCAGCTGAAAAAGGTTCTATTCAAGATGCAACTTACGACTCACTAGACGATGATACTGCAGGTGGTGCAGGATTCACTAATGCTACAGCTACTTCAAGACTAGTAGGTGTATTCAATGGTGCATTCTGGGTTGACTCAGCAACATCAAAACCAACGTGGGCGAACTCTGTTCCAAGTGGAACAAATTTCGCTGTTGACTACAACACAGGTTCAAGTTCAGGTTCCGCTTTTGTAATGGATAATCCTCTTCAGGAATATAACATTAGAACAAACGCAGCATGTCCTTTGACTAATGTTGGTCAAACGTTCAACACAGGTGATAATGGCGCTACTGGTAGAAGTGGCATGTCTGACGAAAGATTAAACATAGCAGCAACAAGTGCTACAACAAATATGTTTAAACTAGTTAGATCAGCTAATATCCCGGGTCAAAAAGACCTAACAGTAGGTGGGGCTGACGTAGTCGTTATGATTACTCCTCTATCTGCGTTGTATAACTAATATCGAATAGGAGATAAATAAACATGGCAATATCAAGAGCACAGCTAGTTAAAGAACTAGAACCAGGTTTGAATGCACTATTCGGACTTGAATACAAAAACTATGCTAACGAGCATTCTGAGATTTTTGACACAGAATCATCTGACAGAGCTTTCGAAGAGGAAGTAATGTTAAGTGGTTTCGGAAATGCATCAGTTAAACCTGAAGGTCAAGGTGTATCATTCGATGATGCGCAAGAAACTTTCACAGCTCGTTACACAAACGAAACAATTGCGTTAGCGTTTGCAATCACAGAAGAAGCTATCGAAGATAACTTGTATGACAGACTTGCGTCTAGATATACAAAAGCGTTAGCAAGATCTATGGCAAACACTAAACAAGTTAAAGCGGCAGCTGTATTGAACAATGCGTTCACAGCAGCATTTGCTGGTGGTGATGGAGTGGAACTATGTTCTACGGCTCACCCTACGCTTTCTGGAACTTTCGCAAATGAATTAGCAACTTCTGCTGATTTAAACGAAACTTCTTTAGAGCAGTCTTTAATTGACATCGCGGCGTTTACTGACGAAAGAGGACTAAAAATTGCGGCTAGAGGAATGAAAATGATTATTCCTTCTGAGCTTCAATTTACTGCTGACAGACTTATGAAGTCTGACGGTAGAACAAGTACAGCAGATAACGATATCAATGCAATCAAGAACATGGGAATGATTTCTCAAGGTTATGTAGTTAATCACTACTTAACAGATCCTGATGCATTTTTCATCAAAACTGATGTTCCAAATGGTCTAAAACATTTCGTAAGATCACCGATCAAAACTTCTATGGAAGGTGACTTCGATACTGGTAACGTTAGATACAAAGCTAGAGAGAGATACGTATTTGGTTTCTCTGACCCTAGAGGTATCTTTGGTTCTCCAGGAGCATAATAAATAATTTAAAGGGCCGCCTAAAAACGGCCCTTTTTTTAACTACAACAAGGTGTGTAAATGAAAAAAACTTCCATAAAT